CAAGCTTGATTAGAAGTTCCACTTACTCTAAAAGTAGGACTACTTACTCCTCCCCATGCTAATGTAGCTACTGCGTTATTAGCAACTGGACCAGTATTATTATTACCAGAATTATATGGAATAGTTATTTCTTGTACGTCTCTAAAGTCAGTACTAAAGTCAGAAAAAAAAGAATTATGTATTTCTACGATTGCTTTAGTTCCTACTGTTGGTTTTGGTGTACTGCCAGTAATAGTAACTTCTTGAACTTCGTGTTTACCTACATTAGTATAACCAGCATTTCCTGAATTTCCTTGAAGAGCTAGCCTTGCGGTAGGAATTCCACCACCTTTAATTGGTCCAATAGCACCTGAAGAAACATTATTAAGCTCTCTTATTGTCCAAGTATTATCTCTATAATTCCATATTAAAGCCTCATCACATTCACCTTCAATTGAAGCGAGTGTTGGATAACAAATCCAAATTTCATTTTCTCTATGATTTAATAAGGTAAATAATTTTTGTTCATGTATAGGATTTAGATTATTAAAGAAATAATCTCTTACTCTACTATCAGATACTGATTGTATATCTCCTGGATTTCCAGCAAAAAGATAAATATCATTTTTACCTATAACAAAATGCTTACCATCATATTCAACTATTCCCCCTCTTGTTAACGTTCCATATTCATCAGTTACAGGACTGAAAGCTATAGGGTCTGTAGAATCATCTGTAAGCGACATTTGGCTTATACTATTTGATGAATAGATATAAAGATTTCCTTGTAGACTCACCATGTCTTTTATTAAGCTTGATTCTGAAATTACAAAATCATTTGAAGTTGATGTTTCGTCGTCGACTTCCCAAGAACTTGGTAAAGCTCCAGGAACGGCAATGCTAGATGTTCTAACAAGTCCAGGTTGTTTTCTATAAATACCGTTTTCATCTTTCTCTGTAATATCACCTGCTACTAGTAAAGCACCAAAAGATGCTATAATACCACAAGAAATATCTACTCGATTTCTAGAATTTACAGTTACTAAAATATCATTACTTTTAGTTAAATTTCCAATATAAATCACTGTTTGATTACTAGCCTTATCATTATAAATTTGAAAATTTGTAGTACCTATTGAAGGTAGATTACTAATAGCTGGAAGTTGACCTGGTACAAACCCAACATTATTAGGTGTTCCTGTCCCTGCAGGATTACCTGCCTGTACAGTTCTTGCAACCCCAGCAACAGTTACTTCTACACTTGAAATATCAAAATTTACAAGACGACCAATGTTAAATACATCTGAAACTCCTGTGCCTCCATGGGTTGTAATTACTGATCTTTCATTAACAAACTCACCATCCCATCCAGGCAATTCTGCTAATATTAAATCAGTAAGTAATCCACTTCCTCCATTATCATTTATATAATGTGGTTTCTCAATTCCATTATTTATAATAAAAGAAAAACCTCCATTAAAAAGAGTACTGTGCCAACCTGTATCTGTAAAAGTAAAACCATTTAATAGTCCAAATTTTATCGCTGCTGAAGATAAAGTTAAAAATGTAGAATTATTAATTGTTATTGTTGATCCTACAATATTGGTTACTCTAGTTCCTTTAGGAATTCCAACACATTCAATATAATCTCCAATTACGATACCTGAAGGATCTGCTACAGTTATATCTGTTGATCCTGATGCTGCATTAGCAGTTGTTTCAACTGCATTAGACACCATATTTAGAGGTGGGGTTATGTCTACTTGATTACCAAGGTGATCTTGTGCATAAACTTTTTGACCTACTCTAATATCATCCCTTAAATAGTCTACTACCCAAATATAAAAACAACCATCAGGCTGTAAAGTAGGATGTTCCCATACTTCAACATGTCTTATTTTTCCAAATTTTTCATTGGCAGGAACAAGGTCTTCTGCTATATTATTAAGCAATAGCTCGCCTTCCATCTTCCTAATTGCATTATCTTTAAATCTAACATTTTTAACATCTGTAAATATGTTAGATGCAAGAGAAATAGGTGGTGTATCAATTACAACACCGTTAGCCGAAACATCAGTTATATTGATTATATTATCTGCCATTTATTTCTCCTTTTGTTCTTTTCTAAGCACACTCTCTAATGCCAGTTGTTGGGTCGATAAAGCAAGCTTCAACCTTGTCTTCTTCTTGAGCCACTTCCTCAACTTCGCCAGATACCTTCTCTTTTTCTTCCACGGTCTCGTTGAAGATTCCGAATCGTTTTCCATTAATACGGAACGTAGTACACCCTTTCGCCCCACCTTTCCATGCATTAACATATACTTGTTTAAATGAATCATAGTCCACATCACCACTTACGTTACAAGTTTTTGAACATGCACTGTCAATATAGTGTTGAGCTAATAATAACACCTTAAGATGATCATTAACACTGATACTATCTGCAGTACGACCTTCTACTCCATGAGAGTAAGCGTAATCCTTTACGGTCTCGACAATCGGACCATCAAAAGTTTGTATAGTTCTATCATACTTATGACTAAAGACAGGTTCAATTCCTCCACTAACGTTATCACCTATAATACTAATAGTACCTGTAGGTGCGATTGATGTGAGATGGCTATTACGTATTCCGTGTTCTCTTATAAGACTCTGTACAGAAGCTGGTAACGACCTAATATAATTACTTTTAAGATAATCTTTTCTAAACAATGGAAAAGATCCTTTCTCTTTTGCTAATAAAGCAGAGGCTTTATAGCAGTTATCTCTTAGACATGCAAAGATTTTCTCTGCCCATGTCATAAATTCTTTTGATGCATATGGATATCCAAGCATTTCACCAGCATTTGCCATACCAGTAACACCTAATCCCATACGTCTTTTATTCTTTGCTTCATCTTCTTGTGCTTTTAATGGATAGATAGTTCTATCAACGACATTATCCATAGCTCTCACAACTTCAGGTATATCTTTTTTAAATTGATCAAAGTTAAAAACATAACCACTACTATCCTTCTCAAGATATTTAGTCAAGTTAAATGACCCTAATAAACAAGCACCATAAGCTGGTAGTGGTTGTTCACCACAAGGATTAGTTGCATAGATTTCTTCACAATACCATAGGTTATTCATCTCTTTAATACGATCAATAAAGAGAACTCCAGGCTCTGCCCAATCCCAAGTCGAAGACATTATCTCATCCCATACCATTTGGGCTGAAAGAGTGCCACGATGCTCACCATTAAAGTAAAGGTCGTAGTCAGACCCACTGTCCAGAGCTTCCATAAATGCATCTGTAATCCCGACTGATATGTTAAACCCTGTAAGCTTATCATTATTACGTTTAGCTCGTACAAAGTCAAGTATATCAGGATGGTCAATCCTAAGCACACCCATTTGTGCTCCTCTCCTGTGACCAGAACTAGCAATCGTTTGACACACTGCATCAAACACTTGCATAAAAGAAATAGGACCACTAGACTTTGAATCGAGAGACTTAATATGATCGCCCCTAGGTCTGAGCTTACTAAAATCGTATCCAATGCCTCCTCCCTTTCTCATGGTCTCAGCAGCTTCACTTGCTCTTTGCATGATAGATTCCATGCTATCGTCTATATCTCCTGATACAAAACAATTATAAGCAGTAGTAATACGATCAGAGCCTATGGCTGATTGTACTCGACCAGCAGGTAAGAATCTCATTTCTCCTAATATATCTTCTAGTACGAATCTATGTTCGTCTCCATCTGAAAGTGTTCTTGCTATCCTCTTTATCTTATCATCGAAGGTCTCTCCCTTCTGTCTATATTTCATTTCATCTATTTCTTGAGCGATGGTCATAGTTGGACCTTCGTAGTTTCTATTTCTTAGCATATTCTTACCTCTATTGTTAATGACGGACTGCCCCTTAAAGGGCGTTTTATATGCTAGTCTTGATACTCTCCAGTCTTTATCATTTGAGTAACTTCTTCTGCTCTACTACCTACTTGCTTAGCCCAATTTGAGTCTAGCATTTCAATAGCCGCAGTATCATAATCATGTGCTTCTAATGCAGCCATAGCCTTTTTGAACTTCATAGCAGTTCCTATACCTACATTAAATACAAAGTTAATAAGAGCTTCTTGTCTCACTCCGTCTAGGTCATTATACC